ACTCCCCGCTTCGAGGAGGAGTTCCGCGACGGGACCCGCCAGCAGCGCGGGAACCCCGCCACCGTCATCGACTAGGAGTCGGACCGTGGCGAAGAAGAAGCCCAGTCCGCACGAGCCGCAGACGCGCTCCGTCAAGGACATGAAGGACTCCCGTGGCGAGGGCAGTGGCAAGGACTTGGCCGAGGACGCCCCGAAGCCGGTGCGGATCAAGGTCGGCGGACGTCGCAAGGGCACGCCCAAGGGCGGTGCGGCAGGCACTCCGGACAAAGTGAAGTCGAACATCGCCGCTCGTCCCGCAGATGTGGGTGGGGAGGACTCCACCAAGCGGGTGGCGGGAGGACGCGCAACAGTCAAGATCACTCCTGCCACGACTCGTAGAGCCGCCGGACCGAATGATCTGGAAGCGGCACGCCGAGTCCGGATCGGGGTGCTGGATGTGATGCAACGTCACCCGTATCGCATTCCACACAGCGTTGCGCGGGAGCGTATCGGTGATCTCGACTACGAAGGAGGGACAGCCGGGTCGTTCGACGTCGGTGCGGGCATCTCCTTCTTGGCTGCCCACGCAAAGCACCGGGAGAGCAACCCCCGGTCGGTGCCGATGGATCACCCGTGGTTGATTCCAATGACCAGGTCTGAGAAGACCAGGTCTGGGCTGTAACCATGGCCGCGCCCCAGGTCGCTAGGGCGATCCCCACTCGCAAGAGCCTTCAGGAGGTGCGGGGCCAGAACCTCGTTCCCGTGAACGAGCATCTCTGGACCCTGGTGCAGCGCCAGGCGCGGTACCGCTTCGCCAAGTTCCCGTCCCCGGCGGCCAGCAAGTGGATGCACACCAAGTACACCCAGATGGGTGGCCGCTTCCGGGACACCAAGAACAAGGCCGACGCCGAGATTCACCGCAAGAACGAGAAGAAGAAGTCTCCGAAGCAGAAGAAGGACGAGAAAGAGATCAAGGACCAAGAACAGGAGCAGTCGAAGTCCCGGAGCACGAACAAGGTGAAGGCTCCCCACCGCAAGGAGCGCAAGCATGTCTGAGTACGGCATCTGCACCTGTGGCGGGAGTTTGCAGGTCCTCGGGGAAGGGACCGGGGTCTGCAACAAGTGCGGGAAGCAGACGGACATCCCCGCGCTGGGCCTCACCGATCAGGGCAAGACTCTCTATCAACCGCTGTACTCCATCGACCTCCTCGGTGGAACCGAGGATCACTAGAAATGGCAAGTATGAATGTCGCTCCTGGTAGCCTCACTTCATACTCGTTAGCGGAAGGGATGTGAGCCATGAGCATTGACTTCGCGTCCCCGTCGTTTCGTGCAGCAGGCCAAGACCTCACGGTGTCCATCAGTCCCCTCGGACTGGTGGAACTGGCCGATGAAGAATTTGAAATCCATGGGCCGAGGCTGAATCGGTACTCCATCAACTGGGCCACCTACCTCGGACACCACTACTCGTACCGGGCGGAGCAGGGGGAAGAGCAGCCGGTCTACAACTACTACCGCGCCTTCACCGACTTCCTGACCCGGTTCACCTTCGGGCAGGGGGTCCAGTTCTCCAGCCCGGACAAGACCTCCGCCATCGTCCCGCACCTGCTCAAGCGGGTCTGGGAGACCGACAACGACAAGATGAAGGTGCTCTTCGAGATGGGCACCTCGGGGGCGGTCTCCGGAGACTGCTTCGTGAAGGTCGCCTACGAGGAGCCCTACGAGGACAGCATCGGCCGGGTCCACCCCGGACGGGTCCGCATCCTCCCGCTCAACGCGGCGTACTGCTTCCCCGAGTATCACCCGCACGACCGCTCCCGCCTCGTGCGCATGAAAATCAAGTACCGGTTCTGGGGTACGAGTCCTCAGGGAACACGGTCGGTGTACACCTACGTTGAGATTCTCACCGAGGACACCATCACGGAGTACATCAACGACGAGATGATCGACCAGCGTCCGAACCCGCTGGGCGTCATCCCGGTGGTGCACATCCCGAACATGCCGGTCCCCTCCAGCCCCTGGGGACTGAGCGACTGCCAGGACATCATCCAGTTGAACTTGCAGTACAACGCCATCAACAAGGACATCTCCGACATCGTCAACTACCACTCCGCCCCGGTCACGGTGATCGTCGGAGCCAAGGCGAGTCAGTTGGAGAAGGGGGCCAAGAAGGTCTGGGGCGGACTGCCCAAGGAGGCGTCGGTCTTCAACCTGGAGGGCGGCGGCAGTGGTCTGAAGGGTGCCCTGGAGTACCTGGAGAAGATCAAGCGGTCCATGCACGAGTTGGTCGGCATCCCGGAGACCGCGCTGGGACAGGTGCAGCCGATCTCCAACACCTCGGGCGTCGCCCTGAGCATCCAGTTCCAGCCCCTGATGAACCGCTGGGCGCAGAAGACCGCGCAGTACGGCGACGGTCTCCAGAAGATCAACGAGTTGATCCTGCTCTCGCTGGCGGTCAAGGAGCCCGACGTCCTGGCCTGGGTACCGAGCGACGATGTGCCCCTGGAGGAGGGTCAGGTCGATGTCCTCGACCCCAACGACCCCTCCACCTACCTCACCACGATCCACTTCCCGCCCCCGCTGCCGCTGGACAAGTTGGTCGTCCTCAACGAAATCCAGATGAAGATGCAGATGAACCTGGAGTCCCGCGAGGGAGCACTGAGGACCTTGGGCGAGGAGTACCCGAAGAACAAGTTGTCCGAGATCAGCGAAGAGTTGATGCGCGACGCCCTCTCCGACGGTGCGCTCAACCTGCTGAAGACCCAAATCCAGAAGGAGATCATGGACCTCACGGCCATGATGCCGGGCATGGACGGCGGTCCGGCCACCCCGCTGGACCCGGCCATGGCGCAGATGTCCTCCGGGGAGTACCTGGGTGACGGCAACCCCTCGCCGCCGGTTCCCCCGGTGGATCAGTCGAAGATCGACCTGTTCCTGGGCGAGGAGTTCCTGCGCAACCGACTGGTGGAGCAGGCGTATCAAACGAAACGTGTAGCGAGTTCTGAGAAGCCGACTAACTCCAGGGACAACTAGCCCGATCTTGATTGGGCTACTATGTGGCCAACCGCAGAACGTACATCTAGAAAGTTGGTCGCAAATGCCTAATCGGCAGTCCTTTGTCTCGGACACCACGAACGCTCCCGTGTGGCATCAGCAGCCACTTCAGCAGCAGATGCAGGAGGATACCTCTCCGAGAGGTGCCGAGGAGCCCCCCGTTCTGGAGGACCCGGACCCGATCCAGCCCCCGGCAGCAGAAGAGCAGCCCACAGTGTTCACCCAGGAGGACCTCAACCGGGTGCGGCGTGAGGAGAAGGACAAGTTGTATCCGGAACTCGACCGCATGAAGCACGAGATGCAGGTCCTGCTCCAGGAGAAGGAAGCCCGCGAGGCCGCCGAGGCCGCCGCCCGCGAGTCTGCGGAGGCGGAGGCACGGGCTCGCCGCGAGGAGGAGATGACCTTCAAGGAACTGCTCGCCGCCAAGGAGCAGGAGTGGGCGGAGCAGTTGCAGGCGGAGCGCCTGGAGCGGGAGACCGCAATTGCTGCACTGGAGAAGGAACGCCAATTCATGCAGTTGCAGGAGTACCGAAGCCGTCGCGTCGATGAGTCGCGGGACAGTATCCTCCCGGAACTGGTTGATTTGATCTCCGGGAACAGTGAGGAAGAAATTGAGGCGAGTATCCGTGGACTTACGGAGCGCAGCGAGCGTATCCTTGCCTCAACACAGCAAGCGATGAACACCGCTCGCCGTGATTCCTCGGGAGCGAGGGTGACCTCCCCCCCGACGGAGCCGTTGGACGCATATTCTGGCAGTCAATCATTCACTCCGGATCAAGTACGAGACATGTCCATGCAGGAGTACGAGCAGTACCGGGAACAGTTCCTCGGTAAGGGGAGCCAAGCCACCGGGATGTTCGGCTAGTCGTTCCACCCCCCTCACTGTCTCTTACTTGAAGGAGAGTCGATCCCATGGCGTCTGCCATCACCGGAACCGGGAACCTCGCGGCTGCACCCACCGCGTATCCTGGCTCGAACAGCAATCTCACCGCAGCAATCCAAACGATTTGGTCGAAGGAAATTCTCTTCCAGGCCATGCCAACGCTTCGTTTCGAGCAGTTCGCGGTGAAGAAGACGGAACTCGGTGTCGCACCGGGCCTCCAAATCAACTTCATGCGTTACTCGAACCTTCCCCAGGCCACCCCTCTGGTGGAAGGCATCCGGATGCAGACTGCCGCGCTGACCGCGTCGCAGTACAGCATCACCGTCTCGGAGCACGGCTTCGCCGTCTCGGTCTCCGAACTGCTCCTGAACGCCTCGTTCGACGACGTGATGGCCTCGGCCTCCCGTCTGCTCGGGCGCAACATGGCGATCTACCTCGACACTCAGTGCCGGGACACCCTGCTGACCGCGACCTCCGTCGTGTACGGCTACGACCGCTCCACCGGTACCAACGCAGCGTCCAACGAGGGTTGGTACAACGCCGGTACTGTCGGTGGCTCGGGCACGGTGACCACCTCCAGCACCGTGTACAACCTCGGTCCGCACACCATCAAGGACGCGGTCGAGACCCTGGCGAGCAAGAACATCCCCCGGTTGGGCGAGACCTACGTGGCCTTCGTGCACCCTCACCAGAGCCGTCGGCTCAGGGATACGCCCGAGTTCATCGAAGCAACCAAGTACGCCGCCCCCGGCAACCTGATGCTCGGTGAGATCGGTCGCCTCTACGACACCGTCTTCATCGAGACCACCCAGGTCAAGAAGGACGGCACCCAGTACACCGGCATCATGCTCGGTGACAACGCCTTCGGGCACGCAATTTCTCTGCCCGTGGAACTCCGTGATGGCGGTATCCTTGACTTCGGGCGTGAGCACGCGCTTGGATGGTACTCCATCTACGGACTCGGTCTCATCACCGACGCTTCTGTCGTGAAGTTGGTCACCAACTAAATCACGTCGGACCCGTGAGGGGGTCGTGCCTCTTGGAGAGGTACGGCCCCTTCGGCGTGTCTCGTGGTTACTATGGCACTTGAATCAAGGAAAGGATTCGCATGACTATCAAGCCTGGTGATTTCACCGGTAAGCAGCGCAAGGAACTGGCCGACGCGAACGCAGAGGAACTCGCTCAGACGGCCAAGCAGATGTCGATGATCCAGCAGGTCGAGGTGGAGACCAACGAACTCGACGCCTTCGACGGTAAGACCGGAGCCTCTGTCGGTCGAGCCGCCGCCCTCACCGTGGACCCCACCGAGGACTACGCCCTCATCAAGGTGGTGGAGGACATCCAGGACATGACCTTCGGAGTCGGCAACAACTTCTCGTTCGAGGTCGGCAAGCAGTACAAGGTGCCGATGGACCTCGCCGTCTACCTGGACGGACTCGGGTACGTCTGGGGCGGCGTACAGAAGGTCGCCACCAAGAAGTAGACCCAGACACGTAGCCACGGAGCGGCCAAACTGGTATCCAGGAGGTCTTCCGTGGCTACGTTGTCCCAATTGGTCGAGCGGACCCGCATGGAGTTGGCGGACACTCCGAAACTCTTCACGCAAACCATTCGCACGACCGGCGACACCCAGGTCTACGAGTTGTCGTACGCTCCGGTCCTGGCGACCTCGTGCACGGTGTATCTGGACGGCCGGGAGGTTCCCGACCTTCCCCAGGACGGGGTGGAGTTCTCCGGGGTCCAGATCGAGGAGTCCACCGGCAAGGTCATCTTCGACTTCTACCCTCCCGAGGGCATGGACCTGACGGTCACCGGCACTCACTTCCGGTACTTCACGGAAGGCGAAATCTCCACCATCGTGGGCACCGCCTTCGACATGCACGTCAAGGGGCGCACCGACACCTTCGGGCGCCCGATCACCATGGAGCGGTTGGACGGGATCGAGGAGTACCCGGTCGCCCTGCTGGGCACCATTCAGGCGGTCCAGGTCCTGATGACCGATGCGGCCTTCGACATCGACATCTACGCCCCGGACGGCATCAACATCCCCCGGTCGCAGCGGCACCGGCAACTGGCGGAACTGCTCGCCAACCTCAAGGACCGGTACCGCGACCTGTCCATGGCCCTCAACATCGGGCTGTACAAGACCGAGGTGTACACCCTTCGCCGGATCAGTGCCCGGACCAACCGCTACGTGCCGGTCTACCGCCCGCAGGAGATCGACGACCGCAG